ACATTCACGTATGGACCAGCAAAAGCTGCACCAGCGAGAAGGAATGGAGATGCTGCAACAGCAGCGATTGTTGATTTGATAGACATGTTTGTATTTTAGTGTCTCGTAGAGTTTAACCTACGGATGTTAAAAAGGCCGACAACCTTTTGTTTTGTACGGGACACCTACCTAGCGAGAGTAATTGAGTCATTCGGGAGGTTGATCACATATACTTATAACTGTTATAAGTATTAATAACTAGTAGTAATGCATTTACTTCAAGTTATTTATAAAGAATAACACTTTCTTTGGGATTGGGCAACCCCCCTTGTGACAGTTTCTCAACTGGCACACTAGTTTAAGAATATTTTGAGACCTGCATCTATATCTACATTACCTGCTGTCGCTTCAATCTTAACATCTTGTGCGTCTGTGACAAGACTAATGCCAGTCTTTGCTGACACATCAACATTTGCCTTTGCTTTAATCTCTGTAGTACCAGTATCAATCTTAACTTTACCTTGAACTGGACTAGAAGATGTAATGTTTGCACCTAACAATGAATTTATATTAATTGTTCCTGGTTTAATACCATCCAAACTAGGCATCTTACCACCACCAGTAGCACTTATATGCATACTACCAGCGACAGTTCCAAACTTTATATCTCCTGCCTTTGTATTGATACCAATACCAGTCTTCTTATCAATAATGAATGGACCTGTTGAAATACCAGCAACATCTAATCTATAAGCACCCATAATCTGATGCTTAACATCACCCATATACTTGACACTCTGATGACCTGGTGATATTAATGCTTTAGTTCCTCTAGGATCGTAGTTGACTTCTGTATTTTCAGATGCTACAGTCATCTTCTGTCCTATAATATACTCATCCTTATTGGTAGCAACCTGTGTGATACTACCTGCTTGCATTGTAATAGGACCACCACCATTTGGTCCTGCTTGCAATTTAATACCATTGTGTCCAATGAGAGTTAGTAGATCTGTTGCTTCTATGATTACGTTAACAGCATCAATTCTCTTATCAGCTTTAATGTCTTCATTATCATCACCATATAATACTGTTGACCTTGCCACTCCTTTCGTAGAACTGTCAGAATCTGTCTCAATAGCATTAGTTTTATTTGCTGACGCTTCCTGAATAATAGGACCACCATGCTTCTCTAACTTACCGCCAGTGGTGTTTACCATAAACCTACCACCACAAGGGTTGTCCTTACCACCTGGACCAGATACGTAGATAAAATCACCAGACTGTGTGATAGTAAACCCGTGACCTGTTAGTTTGTTACGAGCATCTAGGTCACCACCGTCAGTTCTCAGAACATACTCCTTGTTCTGAAATATAACTGTGACATTTCTAATAATTTCAAGATCTTCCTTCTCATCAGCTTGACCAGCTATGATCTGTTTAGCTCTTAATTCTTCATTTCTGTTTACTTCTGATAAAGCCATTAGGGACAATCAATATATGAACCAGTACCAATCTTAGCAGATCCAACCTTAACAAGTGCTTCGGTACTTAAGCACTTGAATGATGGTATCCACCTTGCACCATATCCACCACCACCAATTATTTGTACTCGTGGATACTCATTAAATACTCTTTCTCTATTCTTAATTCTTACACTAACAACCATACCATTCTCAATTACAGCTTCTGCTACATCTGAGTCTCCATTAACATATACTACTGGTCTGCTGATATAACCAGTGCCAGGTGATAGCATAGTAAAACTATCAATGATGCAACGTTTCTGTTCTGTCTCTGGTACATTGAGTTTATATCCAAATCCAGGATTTGTCACCCTAATCTCTGATACCTGATTATTCTTATCAAGTAAAGCAATTCCAACAGCACCATACCCCTGACCTGTTATAAGAACAGCAGGTGGTTCTGTGTATGCAGTACCAGGATTAGTTATAGGAACCTCTATGATACCTCCACCTGGATCAGTTATAGGTGCTCCTGCTACGGGTCTTTTAGTCTTTTGATATACTGTATCCTTATCAAGTAAAACTGATTCGTCTACCTCATCTAATAGATCCTCTCTACCAAATTGAGTTAACTGAGATTCTATAATAACAGTAGCACTAGCATCTGTACCATTGATACCAAGTATTAATCTTTCTCTATCCTCTAGTTGACTATCATCCTCAATACCAACAACGATAAGTGATTTATTATTCTCAACAACAAACTGACCTAACAGGTTACCACCAACAATATCAGAATTTATAATACCGTCACCAAATAACTGATACTGGAATAGTGTACCATTCTCAACACCAGTTGTCTCTACAAGATATGTTACAAACTCACCCTCTTTGACACTTGCTTTGTCTGGAGTGACCTTATAGGTTGGACCTTCTGGTTCTGCTGCTACAGTATCGCTGTCATTATCATTTGCTAGTGTATCAAATACAGGTCCAAAATCAAAATTGTTAGGATCATTTGGATTACTGAATCGTGTGGGTGTATCATCTGTATCCAAATCTGGATCTGCACTAGATCCTATCTTAGATTTGTTGATAACAATTCTAGCAATACTCTTAGTAAATGATCTAGCAACTACACCAGGAGTTCCTGGTCTCATTACCACAAAGAAATCTTCAGATGTTTCTAATTCATCTGAATACACTGTCTGTACTTCAATCTCTTTCTCTGTTTCTCCTGGTGAGAATCCTAGTGTACCAGTTGTTTCTAAGAAATCTGATACAAATTCTGCTGTACCTTCTATAGTTCTATAGAATATACTAGAAGCAATATCAATCTTACCACTTCTCCTGACTAGAATCTTTGCCTTATCACCTTCTGTTACAGCAGTATCAAATGTCTGATAGATTATTCTATCTTCTGATCCATCAGTAACTGGTTTACCACCAACAAATGTGACATCGGTTTCCTTTAACCTAACACCTTCGTATGCTTCTTCACATGTATAAGTAGACCAATCATAACCAGCACCGTCCCATGGATCTTGTAGACTGTCTAGTAGGTCATCTAAGAAGTCTTTTCTCTTATCGGTCTCACACTTAGTAGATACAGATGTAACCTTATTGCATCTATTGTCTGGTCCATTACACTGAATACCAAGTAGATTCAATACATAATTGATTGCTTCTCCAATCATATTCAATGGACCTGCTATAGCACCAAGTAAAGATTGTAGAGGACCAAGAATGCTTGCTAGTAAATCTTCCATCAAAGACTGAATCTTATTAAGGATACCACTAACCATCTTGTCTACTTGACATGCAGCAGCTTTGTAGATGTCAAACAAATAACCAAAGATAAGATCTTCCAAGAACTTCTCTAAACGCAATCCTAGATCTGCCATAGAGCATCCAAGATCTGATAACATATTATTAAACCACTTAGTCACTGGAGTGAGAGCATTACCTGTCTCATCAGGACGTAGAATAGCTTTGACAATATCATCAACAGCTCTTTTAATCTTCTCTAATACAAATCCCTTGACTTTAGCAATGAACTTCTTAATAAGATAAGTTGCTTTGTTTACATACTTTCTACCAATGTCAACATAATCATAGATCTGTCCAGTCCACTGGTTAACAACATAACTACCTAACTGACCATTACTTTGTTGAGTATCACGTAACATCTCACTCAAGAGACGTGTGAACTGTCCATTCATATCACCAGTACACTTGTCAGCAACTTCAACTGTCCAGTTAATACCTGCTCTATTAGATTCAGATGCGTCTGCAAACTTTGCTATAGTTAAATTATTAACACCATTAGTAATTCCCTCAGATTTAGTACCATCTAAAGGGACACCTGCGTTAACAGGATCAAACTCAATTGGTTTTGATGCATCTTGATCTAATTGTTTAACATCTTCATCAATGAAAGTTGTAAACTCCTTACAACCTTTACCAGGATTAGGATCTTCTGCTGGTGACTGTCCAGAATTAGCGACCTGTCCAATAGATCCCATAATAACAGGTTGTTGCTGTTCTTTATCTAAAAAGAACCCCATAACCCAATCACCTGGTTCCAACTGTGGCGTTGCAGAACGCACAGCACCAGATGAATATGGACTAGTAACAGGCATCATAGTGATTGCCCATGGCAAGTCCTTACTCTCCACAGCATTGCAGGATCTAGGATGGTGTCCTATAATCCTGACTTTGTATCTTCCAGAACGTTTAGGATCTTTATTCTCCTCGCCATCCTTAGAATGCATAGGCGACTCAATCTGTCCGATCCACCAGGCAAACCCGTCGGATCCAATTTGGTGGATTGGAAATAATTGATTAAGTCCTTCCATATCTAATCGTCATAAATCAAGCACTCAGGCTCGTCTGGGTGGTTCTCACAGAAGAGTTCTATAGTATTAGGATCATGGTGATCTCCTGCCTCGATCTCTGCCTTGTGGTGGTCTACGTACTCTTCTAGATCATGAAGCTCCTCTTTGAAATGCCTACGTGCAGCAGGATTTAGTTGAGGATCGTCAAGGATTTCCTTGTCGTGTTGGATATGTTCTTCTATAGTTTTCATAGCTTTAAGTTTTATCTGTTTTTGTGTCCTCGTAACCCCATGAGTCACGAATCAAATCCAATACAGTATAGACGCTCATGGAAGCTCTGTCAAATTGATGATTGAGTTTCCTGATAAGATAGACACCGCTATTTTCTGGGTCATAAGATCCCATATCTTCCTTACTTGCTTCAGGAACCATATTCGGCATCCTAACTTCTACCTTCTGACCCACTCGTAATTTTAGATTCCCTGTAACAGATATAGCTAATTGCTGATTGAACAATGTACCTGCACGTGAGATAGATTGTACCAAGTACTGCTTTTGGAAATCTGTAATTTCACTAGGTTCATCACTTCCATCTGAAGAATCATTTGATGCTACTTCAGTTCCATTGTACCAATGTTCATGATTAATTACAGAAGATATTCGTCTAGTTGCATACTGAGATAATTGTTCTTGCCCCTTTGGTAGTTTAGTTTGTGGTCCCAAGTGAGCCATTTCATCCCAGCTTTCACTTAATTTATATGTGTACTCCGTATAGACACCAGTATTTATGTCATAAAACGCACATTCGGTAGCCCACGCACCTTGTCTAAGTTTTTTCATCATGTCTATCTCAGACCTGAATGAAAGTTCTTGAATCTTTCTATTTGCCTTACTTTCTGTAGCGGTTATATTTGCTGGTTCATACTCATAGATAGCAACAGGACCAGAACCATTAAATTTTTTAGGATCTGGTGATACTACGGAATCTATACTCTTAAAGTTGAATCCATCACGATCTTCCCAAAAGAAGTATCCAGAACTGCCTTTCAATTGTTTTGCATCTTTAACATCATCAGATTTGGTATCAACAGTACTACTACCACTACCATCAGCAATATTTGATGAGGTCTTAGAAGAACCTGATGTAAATATCTCCTTAGATATTGCTTTAGGTTGTAGATCCCTGATAACAGCAAATGGTGATTTGCCAGCAGGGATTATCTTCATCATATTAACACTCTCTTCAATTTTTATCTTGGGATCAGGTACATTAAGATAGTCTATAAGAAGAGACTTGACCATTCCAGATGCAGTATTAGTAAGAACTTTATTTACTTTAACACCTTCATTAGTAAGTGCTTGGTCTCCAATCAATCCTAAAGTGTATATTTGTCCCTTATCAGTCAGGACTCTATTAGCCACCTTCCATACACGAAAGTCAAATTGATGATCCTCACCCTCAGAATCTGTAACTGCAATAACAACTTTCTCAAATCCTGTAAGAGGCATGTCAGCAGGAATGTTAAGTGCTTTATCAAGGAGTACTAAAGTACCAGATATACTAGGTGAGAGTAAATCCTCGACGTATTGAAAACTTGAAAACATATCTTTCAGGTTTGCATATGGATTACCCATCTCTTGACCAACTTTCCAGATGGAAATAAACTTCAATGAATATTGTTCTGCTTTTAAATTATTATTTTCCATCAATTAGCAACTCCATTATAAACAAATTGGTAGTCACCAACCTGAGTTTCTCCCATATTATCAATATGAGATACTGGTTCATCAGCAATACCCATATCATTGTTAATCGTTCCATTATTCATGTTTATAAACTCTGGTGCATTGCCGTTGCCACTTAACCTATTAATAGAATTCTCTCTAGAAGACATATCAACAAAAGAAGATCTTTCATTACTACCTGCTGGAGGAGCCCAGTCTGGTCTAGGACCAGTATATCTAGGATCATTATAATATGCATGTGGACCATGCATCTGATCATATTGAGCAGTTGGATCTGGGAATATCATATCAGTGAGTAAAGGTATCCTACTTGCTCTTCCTAACAATCCACCACCAGCTTTAAGTAACGGTGTTGCCTTACTCATCAAACTCAAACTTCTACCTCCTGCTGGAGATGTCATCAATCGTCTGACTGAATTAGCAGTTGCACTGTTAGGATATTTACCACCCAATAATCTCTGAGCTAAATTCATTCCCTTAGTTGCTTGCTTAGGTTGAACAGCAACCTCTGGTGATATACCCAAACGTGATAACCATCCAGGCAATCTCATACCAGAACCTTTAGGTGTTAGTACATTTAATACCTGACCTCTTCCAGCACCAAGATTGCTAACACCAGTTCCTGGAAGACCCTTAACACTGAAAGGATTCAGACCAGTAGCACCAGGTCTAGCATACTGAGCAGCATTCCAGAAATCTGGTGTTAGGAATGACTTACCTCTACCAGCCCAACTCAAAGCATTGCTAGGTCTAAATCCACCTGACATAATACTAGATGCTCTAGCATTACTGGTTCCATGAAATAGGTTCTGTAAACTACCTGCACCACTTAAACCTGGACCTCCAACACCATAAGGACTAACAACTCCACCTGTACCGCCACCACCATCATCCTTTGCTCCCTTTCTAAACAGTCCAAATATATCCCACCACGCACGTCTATTCTCAGACTGTTGTTTCTTATATACTTCTTGATTTCTCTGTTCAGTTTGTACTGTCTTTTGCTCTAATAGATTATTAACATTTCTAGAAATACTTGGAGGTTCGTTAAATGCATCAGAAATAGGAGTAGTTACTCCTTTTATTGCTGTCTTCAATCCATGCATTCCTGGAATTGCTCTGATAGCATTACCAGTAGCAGCCATCATTCCCAATCCAGCAACTTGCATTGGCAATGACATAGCATCAATAAGTTTTTCTTCAGTGAACTTATCTCTCTTTAAAGGATTCACTGGAGACTTCATAACATTACCAGACCTCTCAGATGGTCTCTGAGCAAAGAAGTTCATCGCTGGCATCTGTGGAACAGGTGGCATACTTGTTCCTGTCTCGTACTGTGGACTACGAGTTACACCATCAACAGCACTTGGTTGTCCCTGTGTAAAGTTATTGTCTATTGGTGTGATCATCTCATCACCATGCAACCTAACTAGGTAACCACTATCAGGACCAGAGACTATACCACCCTGTTCAAAGTTAGGAACATCAACTCCACCAAAATCATTCAGATCCAACTCTTCATTATCAAGATCCAGATTATTCTCTAATTCATTCTCTTGCCTTGTCTTTTCTGGATCCCCACCAAGCGGAGTAAATCTTTCAGTACCAGATAAATCATCCTCTTTCTTTAATTCTTGCTTTACTTCTTTGGTTTCTGATTGATCAATTTGTTGTTTAGCAAGTGCCATTTGCTGATTCAATATATCAGCGATAGCATCTAACTTGTCACCTATAGTGTCACTACTAACTTCAAGACTCTTAGCAAGAGCAAGATTAGAATTTTTTGCAGAAGAAATATCAGACTCTAAACTAGCCTGTTTTTGATTAATAGAAGAAACAGTTCTGTTTAATGATTCTGCAATAGCAGCAAAGAATACACCTAGCTTCTCATCCTTAACTTTAACTGCTGGTTTATTTGTAGTAGATTCATACCTCTTACTACCTGATGACAGTAGTGAAGTCTGTGGTTGTACATTACTAGGTGCTCCACCAGGTGTAACATTAATCATGTTACCAAGAATAGTATCATGTGGTACTATCTCAGGATCTATACCACCACCCCCACGAGGACCACCACTACCACTAGGGTTAGATGCTGTAGGTTGAGGATTTATAGGACTTGCAAACGGTGTACTCTGACCTCTAGCAAAATAAGAAGGATAATTAAACTGACTTTGAAAACTCCCTCTCCTAAGAAAGCGAGGAGTCATCATATATTTCAATGCTTGACCAAAAAATTCTCCTTTATGAAGTCCCAAATTATCTTTATCAAGCTTATTGGTATCTGCAGCTTGCATGGCACGTGCTTTCTCACCCTTAGCCATGCTGGCAGCATCAAGTAGAGCACCAATAATTTTGGGACTTGCTCCTGCTGTAAATGTAGAGGTGTATCTGGCCATCCTATCCTGCTAACGTTGCTTGTTTGTATAGTTCAAGATTATTAGTCATTATCTTAGTCGGACTTGAGGTTTTTTTAACAGTAGTTCTATTGATCACATTGTTATTTAACACAACGACCCTCAAATTTTTTGATTTAGAATCAAGATCATCATGCATTTTACTACCATTGACTAAATCATCCAATAAAGATATTGATATTGGTGACTGAATTGGTGGTGCTACATCAGGTGCTTGTGAATGTAACTTAGGAAGATGCTTCAAATGTTCCTGATTTGGATGGATATCACGTAACAAATCTAATGTTGGTTGATTCCTTCTTTCTTTTACATCATGGAACCATTGAGACTTTACTCCAGGTCTATTATCAGGATCAGCAAATTCTAATTGTCTTACTGCTTCATTAAAATTACCTTGCTCTAATGCTCTACGCATCGAAGGAAAGTTATCTAAGAAATTCGGACCCATGTTATACACTAGGTCTATCAATGCTGCTCTCTGTCTCTTAGTAGCAGAATCCCAACCAGGAAGTCTCTTTGCTGCCTCTAGATGATGTTCCCAGTCCATCTCAAATAATTCTTGAACTCTTTCATCTGAAATCTCATCACCAACTTGCAAATTGCGAATGTCTGTTGGAGAACCAGCATCAATCAAATGTCCTATCCCAACAGTAGGTTTTAAATTAGTGTCCAAATATACATCATTTCTAACTCCTTCCATCTCTTTGATATATTCCTTTTCAAAAGAATGATCATCCTCTGACTTATCTTCAGGTTTCAGTTTATTCAGAATATTATTACCAGATGGAGATACACCACGTGCAGACAATATCAAATTGACAATGGTTCCACCATTAGAATATGCTGTTGTTGAATCAGGTTCAAAGAAATCAACACTAGTATGCCATCCAGACATGTTACCAGCATTATTAGGTTGCATTTTAGCTACTTTAGGTGTATCTACATGATCAAATCCAACCCTACCAAGATAATCACCACCTCTAACAGTCTGACCTGGTCTAACAGCAATTCCACCATCAGGGAAGTGTGCATATAAAGCATCAAATTCCTTGCCATTAGTAGGATCAATACTTCTAATAACTACAACGTTACCGTATCCATCACCATATTTCTTTCCCGTTTCAATAACTACTCCATTAAACAATGAATAATTATTTTTAAAATCGTCGTAACTAAAATCAATTCCTGGTTCACCTGATCTATCTCGACCTTGTTCACCATGAAATCCGATGGTTTTTTTACCACCAACCAAGTGATGCTTACCCCATCTCCAGAGATCACTGCCAGCATCAGCAAAAAACTGTAATGGTCTAAATTTACCACCTTCACCGTCTGTTGCTTCAGCAGGAAGTTCAGATTTTTTCATATCAAGACCAAATTGATTCTGTTCTATGAAAGTGTCAGATGTAAATGATCTTACTGGGGCAGTTCTCACACCAGTGTTGTAAGAAATACTCTTAACAGCAAATGGCAATGAAGTAATCTTACTACTAATATCTCTATCAACACCAAAATCCTTCGCCATCTTCATACTAGTAGATACTAAAGTATCACCAATATTTTGAATATGACTTGTTGCCATACCACTTTTAGGATCTATAGACTGAACATGTTCTGTACCGTGTAACATACTAACTCCTCTATTCGTCAAACCAAATCTATTACCTTGTTCAAATGCTTGCTCTCCTGGTGGAGGTGGTAACCCCAATGGGTTGTATCCCACATCTCTAGCAATATCAACCGCAGTAGCACCCCATCCTAGTATAGGTATCGCACTAAGAAGTGACAATCCAGCACCAGTCCAATCACCTTGACTTGCTCTAAATCCTGCTTCACCAATTGCATAAATTGTACCCCAACCTGGTATGAGTTTGCTACTTTTTGCTATACCTTTAGTAGCTGCTTTCGTACCTATTTTCTTAGCTGCTTTCTTTCCAGTCGTACTGGCAAGCGTTTTCTTAATAGGATTTCTAATACCAGTTGTGGCTGGTTTACCTTGTTTAAGATTTTTTAATATTTTAGCACCAGCTTCAGGGTTTTTGGTAATGTTTTCACTTAAACCTCTAAATGCTTTGTCAGCTGCCTCAGTGGGGTCGAGTTTACTATTAATAACATCAAGTATTGCATCTTGTCCTGCAGCTGCTCTTGATGCTTTAATTGTTGCTTTTGTACTTTGCTGATATTTTCTTACAGCACCTCTACCAATACCAGTTTTAATATATCCAGCAATTTTAGGATCCTCAAATGACTTTTGGATATATCGCATCCCAAGTCTAATTCCTGCTGACTTAGAACCACCTTTCTGAATTGTCCTTTGGAAATTCCTTCCACCCACAACTTCAGCAAGAACCGTTGCCCACCTAGATCTTAGTAACCCCCTACGGCCAGCAACACCAAATAGTCTTGCTGTGAGATCACCACCCTTGCCTAATTTACCTAATAATTTTCTTACACCAAACTTCTCTAGTACAACGTTAACAAGTGATTTAATTATCTTATCACTCAAACCTCCAAGTATCGCTCCACCTCCAGCATTATAATTTAACCCCTGAAACCTTCTAGTACTTGAGAGATCTCTTTTTAACTCTAATTCATTCTCCTTACCAGCTATCTGAGCTCTATCTTTAAGAATACTCTGATAAGAAAACTGCTCATTATATAATGTTAGAATTTTATCTAATTTACCTGCAATCAACTCATTATGATCAATCTGTAAGTCAACACTACCCCTCTGAGATGTTCTTATGTCAGATACAACAGATAGACTTTTAGATACTCTTTGATCTAATTGAGTTAACTTCGAATCTATACCAACACCAAAAACACGAGTAACATACTCTCTTAGAGTATCATCTTTTACTGGTGTGTGGTCATCATCTTTTAGAAGATCGTCAACCGCACGGTTAACGTCTTCATTAGACTTTTTTACTTCTTGATCCTGCTTATCTGATCTAGGAAAATTTGCTGCAAATCTACTTGCTTTACTAGAAGCTCTATCAGTTTGTGCATGAGATTGATTTGGATTAAGAACACCTATTGTTCTTGAAAATAAATCTCCACCAAATTCACTTCCTAATGCTTTAATGAATAAATTACCACTATTTGCAACATTCAGACCAGCTTGCTTATCTCTCTCTTGTGCATCTGATTCTGCTCTTGCCATCTGAAGAGCACTAGCAATCTTGCCCCCAATAAAGGAACCAGTATCTCCACTACTAATTGCTTGATACCTAGCCATTCTGTGCTTGTTGTTGCTTTTGCTTGACTTCTTCGAGATATTGCATTAAAAACGCTACATAAACTTCACGTTCCCAAGGCATCCAGTTTTCTACTTCTGTCAAACTGTATTTATGGTACTGCATTAGAGCAAAATTCATTCTATAGTACCCCTCCAGACTATTATGGAAGAGTGCTACACGAAAAAACTCTGTAGTCCCTCCAATGTATACTCAGAATCCTCACCAGTATTGGGGTTTGTCACTGTAAATGAATGCCGTAATTTAGGTGAAGTTTCATAGAATTGTTGGATTTTCTCAAACTGCCTAGTAGTCAGTCCTTCAACAAATGTGCGGAATTCCTTCCTTGTAGTAGTAGTTGAGTCAAATACCTCTTCAGAGTCATATATCTGATCTATGCTTTCTGCGATTAATTCAAAAACTTCCTCAGTATCCAATTCTTTCTGTAAAAAGTCCAATTCGATGAATCTCTTCATACTTGGATATTTCAGAACAATACCTAGTTCATCAGTTAGTTCAATTTTGTTAGTATGACCTTCTGGCTTAAAAACTTCAATATCATCAATATTGATAGTTGTCTCTATTTTTGTTTCATTGTCATCAAGAGCAGTAACAGTCAAAGTGATGCTTTCTCCAATAGAAGCACCTCTAATCTTCAAAAACAGATATTCCAAATCAAACAGAGGTAGCGTTTCTACCTTAATTCGTGAAATAACGCAATTTTTGATTAAATCTTTAACAGCAGATGTAATCTGTTTTTCGTCTTCTGACTCTAATGCTAGTAAAAGTACTTTTTCCTCTTTTACTAAAAATGGTCGATATTTAACGGATTTGCCTGTGGAGGGCAATTCTAATTCATAGGTGGGATAACCAACTTTCGGTAATGCCATAAAAACTAATTCAAGTCGTATATTTATATATAGCGACTTTTTGAATGAAAAATGGGCGGGGATAATTTTTCGACTTTCATGGAATCGAAAATCCGAATTTGCTACGGTCCTGTGGTTAATGAAGCACTAGTTGGTGTTCTATCACCGAAACTTGTAGTTCCGTCCGACGTGAACGGATTATATGGTTCTTTGTTAACGTAAACAATTGTATGTCGTACGTAATGGAAGTTAACTGTGACTCTAGTAATCTGAGATGATCCATAAGATAATGGAACAGCATCTATAGCATAAGGATAAGAACCTTCTAACAAATATGAAATGGATGCTCTATCACCATATCCATGTGCTATTGGAGTTCTGGTATGTGGACCAAGTTCAACCTTAGTAATCCTAGTAGTAGTTGTATAATTTTCAGGATATGCAAGTCTGGTTCTCCTTTCTCTTGTCTTAGGTGCTTTCTGCATAAGACGTTCCACTCCATCAGTTCTTTGTGGATTATCAAACTCATTGATAGCACTATCAAGAAATATACTATCATACCAAGTCTGAAAGAACTTCAGTTGAGTTAGATTTGCATCACAAAGGAACCCCAAAGAAACATCAGTATATAATCTAGTATGCGGATATTGATATGGTCCTTCGCCTTGAAATCTTCCTGCCATCTGTGCTGTAGCAGACTGTACGTTTGGTAACTGTGCTTCATCACACATCAAAGTCAAGGGTTCTTTGTTACCGAAATCCCTGTCAAATTGCACCAAATAAGAAGTAGTACGGGACATTCCCCCGTAAGCTCCTATCTTAGACATTAAGTTCTTTATACCAGACACGCTAAATAAAAATAGTGGAATCTATATTATATATGGCAAAGACAGGACTTTATAGGCCCAATAACCCTAAAA